TAACGAGCACAACCGGGTCGTGCGGGCCAACATCACGCGGACCGAGGCGGCCAACGCCCTGTTTGAGCATCTCAGCGACAGCGAGCGCATCCTGGCGGTCCTGAAGGAAGGAGGAAAATTGCACTACAAGGAACTGGCTGCCGAAACAGGCGTATCCCCCAAGAACGTCTCGGTATATCTCGGTAGACTGAAGCAGGCAGAACAAGTCGTGCAGCTGGGAGCGGGCTATTGGGGGCTGAAGGCAGATGACATCGCCTTTTAGGGCAATAATCGGTCTATCTACATCTTATCTACTATAGGTACAGGGGTATGTTGATAGATACATACCCCCTGCCACCTACAAAAACATCTACAAGCATCTACAGTGTAGATTATGGTGACATAAGGAGGCCACCCATGGAGAAACAACCGCAGAGATACACTCGGTCTCGGCTGCGAACGCCGAAGGAGTTGGACGGGTTCGAGTTCAAACCATTCGAGTCTCCGGCGGATGTGCCGGTCGAGAACTATTGGGAGATGCTCGAGGCCACGTTGGGGGACCTCAAAAATGACATCATCGCCCCATCCCAAGACACATATTGGGCAGCATGTTCTTGGTGCCGAGAATCCTATCGATGGAAGTGCACGAAAGTCTTGAAGCAACCGTGGCGGGCTAGATGTGCGACGGAGGCGCTCGTTCTCCAGACATGGGAGGCTCTGTTGTATATGGAGCGCGACTACAACCTGAGCGACGCAATGATGGAGGCATTCGAGGAGATTCTGCGGGACCGGGATAAGGAGGTGGGTTATCTGGTCATAGAGATACAGGGTAGGCGGTATATGGTTGACCACGCGGCGCTTGTGCTGGTTGCGCCACCAGAAGAAGAGGAACAAGATGGAATCGTGGGAGATTGATTGGAATTTGGATGCCTGGAGAGCCAGGAATTGTCATAGATGTGCCAAAGACAAATCGCGCTGTCCTCTTTGGCGGGAGATTGAATATGAATGGGTTGTGGCTTATCTAACCGATGGCAGAATCACGCTTGGGATTGGTGAGAGGATGGGCTTCCAGCAGGCTGATCCTAAATCGGATATTTCAGAGTGGGATTGTTCAGAGAAGGAGGAAAAATGTCAAAAGTCGGGAGCAGTTGTAGGCGATGCGGTGTGTGGATAGCATCGGCGTTCTGTAATTACTGTCCCTATTGTGGACTTCCGGTTCAGCCCGGGGCAGTTAACGAGGAAAAATTAGATGTGCCATGGACGGATGAGGACAAGCGGTGGGTGAAGGCGATGATCGCGTATGCGGCCCGGGTTGCGGTATTCCAGCTTTTGCAAGATATCAATCTTGGAATGCTGGATCGGATGCGTTATGCGGAGGATCGAGCGGAGCATGTCAGGAAAATGATCGAGGTCTACGAGCCGGGCAAGACCTATATCGGGCCGGGCATTTGAGGAGGAAGAAATGAGGAAATGCGAGTATTGCGGGGTCGGCCTTGGCGAAAACGTTCCAAAGAAACAGAGGTTTTGTAGTCAAATATGTTACAACTTCTGGCGGGAGGAACATCCCACAGGAGTATGCGATCATGGTCCGTGGGCCGGTTGGCCAGAAGAACCTCTATACAGGAGCCGCTATAAAGGGCCCACACCAGACGTGAGGGTGCTGCGTAAAGATGCCTTTGGCGAACAAGATGGGGAGAAATGGGCTGAAGAACAGGCGGCGGACATTGAACGAAGAATGCATTCTTGACAAATGCCAGATTATGTGATATAGTAATATTGAGAAACGAATACGAACCGGCCAATAGCGGGCCTTGGGCAAGAAGTTGCGTAAGCCTGTCTTTTGCATATAATGGAGAATATATGCAGGAACAGCGGGAATTGTGCACCAATCCGGCTTGCCTGCGTGAACGAGGACGCAAAGGCAAATATGACGCACGGTTTCTCTGCTCCTGGTGGTGGGAAAATGGGCGCATCGTGATCGAGCTGCCCTGTCCCGATTGTGGCAGGATCTATCGTATTCCGATAGCCATTCCGGAGAAGGTCTTAGCGGAAAGCCAATAGAATAATCTCATCGGTCAAGAGAGGGCCATTCGGCAGGGGACTGCCAGGGTGGCCCTTTTTTGTTTGCGAGGACTATGGGTAGACGGACGAAACTGACGCCGGAAGTGCAGGAGATCATACTGCGGGCGATCCGGCAGGGTTCTTTTGACTGGGTGGCTGCTCAAGCCGCGGGGATAACCGGCACGACATTTCACAACTGGATGCGATGGGGAAGGAAAGGCAATCCCCGGTATGTTGCATTTTTTACCAACGTCCAGCGTGCCAAGGCTGAAACGCGACGAAAGGCGGAGGCCCAAGTGTTCGCGGACGACGCGTTCAAGTGGCTGCGCTACGGGCCAGGCAGGGAACGGCCGGGAGAGCCGGGTTGGACGGAAAGCGCGCAGCTTGAGCATAGCGGCCCCGCCGGCGGGCCCGTGGAGATCAGGATCATAACCGCCATTCCCAGGCCGGAGGATCATGACGGTTCAGACGATTGACCTGCGCGAACTGTACATCCCCTCCGCCCGCCAGCAGGAGGCGCACAGGGCGCCGGAACGTTACATCCTCATGGGCGGCGCGGTGGGGGGGGGAAAGACTTACTGGCTCTGCAACGAGATCATCCAGCTTAGCCTCGACTATCCCGGCAACCGCGGCTACATCGCCCGCCACGAATATAAGGCCTTCCGGCGCAGCACGTTTCTGACGTTGCAGAATTTGCTTCCCGACGAGTTGGTGAAGCGCCACCACATGACGGATGGTTACTTCGAGCTCATCAACGGTTCCTACATCTATTACGGCGGCCTGGGCCAGAACGAGATCGGCTTCAACCGCCTCAAGACGACCGAATGGGGATGGGTGGCGATTGACCAGGCGGAGGAGACGACACGCGACATCTACATGATGCTCATCACGCGTTTCCGCCATACCCTCCCCGACGGGACACGGCCACGCTACAAAGCGCTATTCACCGCCAACCCCTCGGAGGGTTGGGTGCGTGAGCGGTGGATCGAGCAGAAGCTTCCCAACCATCGCTTCGTCAAGAGCCTCCCCGAGGATAATCCCCACCTTCCCCCCGGTTATGTGGACGAGCTTCGGCGGCAGCTCCCGGACGACCTCGCTCGGGCGCTGCTTGAGGGCGACTGGGATGTGATTCGGGGCGTGGACTACCTCATTCCCTACCGCCGGATCAACGCCGCTGCCGACCGTGATCTGGACGAGGATATGAGCTTGGGCCTCAGTTTTGGCGTGGATGTGGCCCGCTTCGGGAACGACAAGACGGTGGTGGCCGCGCGTCGCGGTCCGAAGGTTCTCTGGATGGCGGAATGGGGCCAGAAGGACACCACGGAGACGACACGGGATGTGGCTGGCCTGATGATGCAGCACCACCCAGATCACGTGGTGGTGGACGTTGTCGGCGTGGGCGCGGGCGTCTACGACCAGCTCAACCACTGGGAGGATTGGGGCACGGTGGAGACGCCGGATGGGATAGAGCCGTATCGCCCCCGCCTGACCGCTTATGGCGCGGGGGAGAAGGCCCGCAACACCGAGCGGTACGCCAACCGCCGAGCGGAAGACTTCTTGGGTCTGGCCAAGCGCTTCGAGGATGGCGACATAGACATACCCCCCGACCAGGAGCTCAAAAGCCAATTGGCCTCGTTGCGCTACAAATTCAACGCCCGCGGCCAGCTCCTTCTGGAGAGCAAAGACGACATGAAGAAGCGGGGTTTGCCCTCACCCGACAAGGCCGACGCGGTCCTGCAGGCCATGCAGCAGTACCAGGGGAGTGGAATATGGGTCTGATGGAACGCCTGACGATGGCGATGGACATGGCGCTGGGGCGTCGCAAGGCCGTCATCGGCTTGTGGACGAACCCAAAAGCCTGGACCTATTACAGCGGCGGGGGTTCGTTCCAAGCGCTCAGCCAGGAATTCTACGAGAAGAACGCGCTCGTGTATGGCTGCGTGGAGGAGCTTGCCACTAGCGCGGCGGAACCGAGATTGGTGGTGGAACAACGGACACGGAACGGTTGGGCGGAAACCGAGGAGCACGCCCTGGCGCTGCTTCTGGAGCGCCCCAACCCCCGCAGCACCGCCTACGAATTCTGGCATGACGTGACGATGTTCGAGGCCATCGCGGGCGAGATGTACTACGAGAAGGAGCGGTCAAGGGCGGGCCGCGTGGTGGCCCTCTGGCCCGTCTGGCCCGACCGCGTGAAGCCGTTGCTGGCGAAGACGGGGCGGCGGCGTGAGTTGCAGGGCTGGCGGGTCACATTCGGCAGTGGCGATACTGAGGATCTCAAGCCGGATGACGTACTCCAATTCAAGAATTCCCATCCCCGCAAGGAGTTGGAAGGGCTGTCCCCGCTAGAGGTCGTGATGGGGATGGCCGGTGTGGACAAGGTGCTTACCGATTACGTGGGCGCGTTTTTCGACAATGGCGCGGTGCCGTTTGGCTTGTTGGTATCCAAGCAGCGGGTGGATGAGGCGGAGGTGAAGCGCATCCGGAAGCGTTTTCACGATCAATACGCTGGCAAGGACGGCTGGCACAACGTGATGGTACTCGATGAGCAGCAGGTTACCTACGAGCAGGTGGGCCTTCCGCCAGGTGAGGTGGAGATGCCCACTGTCCGCGCGGTGGCGGAAAGCCGAATATGCACCGCGTTTCAGGTGCCCCCCATCCTGGTGGGCGCGCTGGTGGGATTGCAGCACGCCACGTATTCCAACTATCGGGAGGCCCGTGAGAGTTTCTGGCAGGAAACCCTAATGCCCGTCTATACCCGCCACGCGGACATAATCAATCTTCAACTCGCACCTGAATTCGGCAGCGACGTGCGGGTGCGCTGGGATTTCTCCACCGTGAAGGCCCTCCAGGAAGATGAGACCAAATTGCACCTCCGCATACGTGAGGACTTCCAGGCGGGCTACATCACGGTGAACGAGGCACGCGAGGCCATCGGGGCATCCCCCGTGGCCGATGGCGACATATTCCTGCGGCCAATGATGACCGTGAGCACACCCGCGTTGCTGCAGGGAGCCAAGAGCATTCCGGTGATAATCGAGCGGCCCGAGCCATTGGCGTTGAAGGCCGCGCAGAATGAAGCCAGGGAGATGTTGTGGTGGAAGGCGCTTGACACGACCGCGAGGGCTTTCGAGCCGGATTTCAAGCGCGCCGCCTCCCTCCGCTTCCAGGATGATCAGCGTGAGCTTCTGGCCATGCTGCGCAAGATCGGCAAGGCCAGCAAGGACGCTATACCGTTCACGATCTTCGAGCAGGGCGCGTTGGAGTATCTGCTAAAGGTGGCGAAGGAAGACTGGCGCACCACATTCATACCGCTGTTCCAGGTGCTTCTAGGGGCGCAGGCGGAGAACATCGCTGCCACGTTCGGTATCTCTTTCGACGTGGAGTTGCCGGAGGTGCAGGCGTTCCTGGATGGCTACTCGATGCAGTTCTCCGAAGCTCTATTCGAGGTTGACGCGGCCAAAGTCAACGAGTTGGTGGCTCAGGCGCAGACGGAGGGTTGGAGCGTGCCCGAGTTGAGGGCGGCGATCAATGAGACCTGGGAACAGAACGACCGCGTGAGAGCGGAGGGCATCGCCCGCACCGAGACCATTCGCAGCTCCAACGCCGGCGCGACCGAAGCCATGCGTTTGAGCGGGGTCAAGGTCATCCGCTGGTGGACCGCGCAGGACGACCGGACGTGCCCATGGTGCATGGAGATGCATAACAAGGTCATCGATATTGGGCGGAACTGGTATGGCAAAGGCGATGAAATGATGACCTACGATGCGGAGGGGAATGGGCATGGCCTCAAAGTGCTTTGGGATGTGGGCTACCCCCCGCTGCACGTGAATTGTAGATGCACGGTATTGGCCGAGATTGAGGAGGTCTAGGAAGCTATGTTGCTACGATGTGTGACGGTGGTGGTGTTAGAAGGCTGGAGATTTGCGGTAAAGAGCATATTGAGGGCCCGGGAATGCGATAAGGCAATGATGGGTCTCCGGAAGGCGATGCCCGGCCTTGAGTCGCCTGGGGATTTGTTGGAACGGGCGAAACAGCTTGGGATTGTAAGCTATGATCTGATGCCTCGGGAATTCACTACTAGGGATGTGAAGGGCTTGAGGAGGCTTGAAAATGCCTGAGAGAAGCACGCCAACCTACACCAAACGGCTGCCACTATTTGTCAAGGGATACGATGACGAGAAGGGCGAGCTGGAAGGATTCGGGGCCGTCATGGGTTCGCTGGACGCCTATGAGGAGATCATCGACCTCGGCGCGTTCGACCGCAGCTTGGCGGAGCACAAGAATCGCATCGCGCTATGCTGGCAGCATGATTGGCATGAGCCGATTGGCAAGCCCGATGAGATACGTGAGGTGGGACGGGACGAGTTGCCACAGGGTCTGGTGGATAGGTTCCCCGAAGCCACGGGTGGCCTCTACTTCAAAAGCCAAGTCGTGGATACCCGGCGGGGGCAGGACGCGAAGGCATTGCTCCGGGCTGAGGCCCTCGACGAGTTGAGCATCGGCTACGATTTCTATGATGACAATGGTTTCTATGAAGGCGAGGATGGCTATCGGCATCTTCGGGAGATTCAATTGTTTGAGATTTCGCTGGTGACGATGGCGGCGCAGCCCGCGGCGCAAGTGGTGAGCTACAAGAGCGAGCCGCTAGAGGGCGAGCCCGTGGAGGGCAAGCCATATCCCAATGAGCACGCCTGCCGCCTGCGTGCCCCCGGCGATTTCGAGGATGACAGTTTCCGCCGCGTCTCGCGGGAGCACGAAGGCAAGAAGTATTCCGTCATCATGGGCCGCTTGGAAGGGGAGACGACGATGACGGAGCAAGCCTACCGTTACCCGAAGGACACCTGGGATGCGGGGGAGGCGGGGAGCCATTGCGAGGCGCATGACGGGACATTCGAACCCGCGGCAGAGGATAGTAGGGAGGCCGCGGTGATCGAGCTGATAGAGAAGGGCGAATTGAGGGAAGCAGGCACGCTCCTCTGGGAACTAATTGAAGAGGAACTCGATGCGCAGGAGCCTCCGGCGGTCTTGGGATTGGCGGAGGAAGTAGCCCTGCGATTAGAGGTGGGGGAGCTGCTTCAAGCATAGCAAGTATAAGCTGGTGCCGGGGTCTGGGCTTGGGCCTGGGCCGGAAGGCACGCTGAGATCAGGTTTGGGCCTGCCAGCCATACGCAGCAATACGTCAAAACGTATGGAGGTAGGAAATGGATTTCAACGCAATACGTGAACGAGTGGCGCTGCTCATCAAAGAAGTCAAGGTGATCATGGATGAGCACCCCGCGGAAGTGCCCATCGAGATCCAGACGGAAGTCAGGGCCAAGATGGACGAGATCAGTGAGCTCCGGACGCAGATTGCCGAAGCTGAAAAAGTGGAGGCCCTCCGCACAGAGGCGGATGAGGTGTATGACCACTTCTGGGGTGGGACCGGCCCGAAAACCCAGGACCCCGAGCCACCCGCAAGCGACTGGAAAAATGTGGGCGAGTTCCTTCAAAAAACCCACTCCTTCCGGATGGGCCACGGCCTCGACCCCCGGCTGAAGAAGCAATTAGTCGAGGGGACGGGCGCGCTGGGCGGCTTCCTAGTGCCCGTGGAGTTCGAGGCGACTCTGCTACAGATCATGGGTGAGGGCGCAATCGTGGAACCCCGTGCCCTAGTCATCCCCATGGCCCGCAGGCAGCTCGACATACCCGCGCTGGACTACGCCACCATCGCGACACCGACCGGACAGACCAACTTCTTCGGCGGCGCGGTGTTCGAGTGGACCGAGGAGGCGGAGGGCAAGCCGGAGATAGAGGTCAAGTTCCGGCAGAAAACGCTGGTGGCGCACGACCTCACGGGCTACCTGCCGGTGAGCGACAACCTGCTGGCGGATGCGGCCATATCGCTGCCGCCGCTGTTCAACCGCATCTTCGGCGACGGTTCCCGGTGGTATCGGGA